AAAGCTTGCATCAAAGATTCTAATGTGCCTTTGCGCTTAAATTGTGGCACAGCGGTTATAATTTGCCCTCTCCATCTCGTAATATCGTTTCCCATAAGTTTCAAGCTAAACATTTGTGCCAAATAGTTTAAATATGGCTCTGGCGTACAGTTCGCATTCAAAATGTCAATTAGTCTGCTTGCTTGGTCATCTAGGCCGGTAAAAGCCTTTGCAACGGAATTGTTTAGAGCCGTCAAAGTAAATACGCTTTTGTCCTGTTTGGCATAATTTGTATCGTACATTCTTGGCATGTATGCTGTGAGCAAAGTCATGTATTTTTCGGGGGGACATCCATGAGATGGTATTGCAACTTCATTCTTGATATCGGGTCTTATGTAAAAATGGAGATATGTAGTATAAGTTTGGCTCTTATATGCAGATAATCGCATGGTATAACTATAGCAAATGTAATAGTCGCCTTCCTTGATTGGTCCCGGTTCCCAAATAAATCTGAAATGACCATTTGACAAAACCGGATCGTCAGTTACTTGTTGAATCAAAGAAGCGGAATTATCTTCGCCATAAATCCACATGGGCAAGTTGCCCGGAGCACAAGTTTCCCCAGCACAATAAGCCATAACTGCTTCGGAATAATAAGTGGTATTGCCGCCAAAAGTTGGCAATTGCACATTTTCTGATATTGCGTTATTAGGCAGAGTTGTATTTACGTCGGTAGTATTAGTTCTGTTGGGGTAAAGAGTTCTACTTCTTATTTCGGATTCTATCCTATCTTTACGAATTAATATTTGCTGTCTGGTTAATTGGTCTTCAGTGGTGCAGTATTCTTGTTCTACTTCGTACAGCTGCCTTTGCAAAACCGGCAAAACATCAATTTGCGATGTTGAAAAATCTTTTTGATTAGTCTGACTTCTTGATATAAAAAATATTTTTATAGTGTCGAAGCTTTCTGGAACTTGTGTAAAACAACCGTCTAGACCCGGGGTGTATAGGTCAAAAAGTATTGAATCAGTGACAGTAGGACTGTTTGTATATGGTACTATCGCCATGTTTCTCCATTACTCATAATGAAACCGCAAAGTGATACTGTCAGGTCTTATTATCTCATAAAAATTAACTATTACTTCATTTGGGTTTCGGTTGTTCTCATTATCCACAGTAAATTGTATGTCATATCGATATGGCTGAGCAATATTATTTAAAGCCTTCAAAACATCAATTGTTCTGAGCGCTTGTCCATACTGCCAATTTTGTAGATTGAAAAAGACAGCCAAATCTCTATAAATTGCCGCACTAATTTCCTCTTCAAAAGGTATAAATTGCGGCGTCAAAAATACATCAATATTCATACTGACTAAAATTATGACACCATCAAGTATGCTAATGTGATCTGTCAACATCTTTTTGGTGTCAAGATATTCATATAGTTCCAGCTTAAATTGAGATGTGGGCACAACTAGTCCGTCTACCCCATTTTTCACCAAAACATAAATATTAATTAAATTGGCAGAACATCCGCTGTGTCTCAAAGCGGCTATGCCTTTGCCTGTCTGCCCGTTATAGGGACTAACAAAAAGGTCAACCAAGTTTTTATAATCGCTTCCTGTAACAGCTCTGTTTTGCACATTCGCATACGCCGGTAGTTTTCTGCGTATGTCCTCCACGGTGTCTCCATCATAACCAAATTGGCCTCTGGTGTAGTTTGATAGATTTACGGGCACACTGTAGCCTAAAACTTCAAGTGGTATAAGAATATCTTGACTGACGAAATTGCTGACAATGTTTCCAACTACACCACCACCCACTCTGTATACTATGGTTATGGTGCTGCCGAGCGCAGGTGCTAATCCAGCCCTATTATTGCCGAATGTAACAAAAACTTGATACTGACTGCTGTATTCAATCATGTATTCTTGCAAAGGTTGGCTGCTGGTAAAAAATTGCACCTGTCGCCATTTTTGTCCATCAACATATACTCTGACACTGTCTAGTAGGACCGGTGCAAATTCTAGAGTCAAAACCTGATTAATCTGTCCAGTTCCAACAAAGTTTTGAGAATATGTTTGACCCTCTAGGCCCACAACGTTGCTGTTGCTTAAACTGCCAGCCTGAATAATTATGGGCTGGTCAAAAATTGGTCGCATATATTGATCTGCTGGAAACAGTTCTATTACCAAAGGAACCTCATTGGAAACCAAGTTGACGTCTAAAGGAGTTGGTATTTCCAAGTTAATTTCCTGTGGAGTAGAAATCCTAGCTGTCCATTGGCTTTTTGCTGCTATTGGCGGTGTCGGCTGAAACCCAACTAGTTTTGCCAACCTAAAAGCACTATCAAGTTCAGTAACAGTATTTATAAAAAGTTCGTTTGCAACTTGGTCAATCTTAAATGATAAAGTGTCGCCAACGAATGCCCAGTTTTCAATAAGCATAATTGCTAAACTGGACTCTATAAAGTCGGTAAATTCGGTTCCGAAGTTGTCCCTGCAATACGTTATTAGCCTATTCTTTAAACTCCAAAAATCTTGGTTAGTGTAGTTTAAGCTTACAGGACTAGGGCGATTTGGATTAGTCGTAATTTTATAAGGCACTACTTCAAAAGGACACAATTCAGCCATTTCATACTCCTGTAGGTATCTGAATTACCAATCTCTCAACAGCATTAATATTATTAGGAACTAGGAATCTTATAGCCACATAAACGGAATTAGAATCCATATTTGATGCCACTGATAATTCCTGATTTTTGTTGCCATTAGCATCAGTGACGGAAACATCTTGAACAACTATTCTAGGCTCCCACACTGCTATGGCACTGTTTATGGCAGCTTTAATCTTGTCATATATAAGAGGATCATTTTGATCGAATAGCAGCACCCTTAGTGCTGTACCATATTCTGGCATCATGACTCTTTCGCCGGGATTAGTTAAAATTAACTGCAAAAGGTCTGCTTTTATGACATTCACGTCATAAATAGTAGGCAACAAACCTTGTGGTGTGTTAACAATAGGGTAAGGGCAACCAAGCAGATTCATCTTAACAAATACTCCCAAAATATTATAGTTTTAGGCTAATATTTGTATATAGTCATTACTTCCAGCTATTTAACTATCCCTTATTTATTTGCTTTTTAAGTTCCTGAATGGTTGCATTATTTGTTGGACGCAATGGTGCCATGTTGAATATGCTTGCAGCGGGAGCTTCCGGGCTTGCGCTGGCAAATAGCCTATCGCTTAATACTATAGAGCCTCTTTTGCCATCAAAAACAAGCACCGGACAAATGTTTGGAACTTTTTCTCTTGGCGGCACAGGCAAGCCTGCCGCTTTAAGCTCATCCTCTACCTTTTTCTGTTCTTCCGTTGGTTCTGCATCGTAGTCTTTACCAGCCAAAAGAAGGCTTCTAGCATCGCTGACAGAAAGATATGTTTTATTCTTGTTATATTTGATATCTTTTGTTATTTCTATGCTGTTGTTTTTTACCAAAGTTATTTTGTTGCCTATGCTTGTGTCTTGGTCCTCAAACCCGACAACTTCTACGGCACTGCCAAAGGTTTCTAGTCTGTAATCACCTCCTGCTCGCAGTTGCAAGAATCCGTTTTGCTCTTTCCTTTCCCTCATAATTATAAATGTTCCTCCTCTTTTGTTGCCTTTTTGAGGAGCTAGTATTTCAAGGAACTTGTCATCGGTAGCTTCGGTTTGATTTGTTCCGTCGAACATATTAATAGCAAAGCCATAGCCGCTTCTCATCTGCACGTAGGCATTTTTTGCGTTAGGTTGAGGCTGAGCCGATCCAAGTTCTTTTCTGCAAGGAATATTGCGATCGTTTTGATTGTCAGAGAATACAAGCGTGTGACCAGAGGTGCTCACCATGCTTATGCCCTGTCGTTCTGATGCAATTGATGGACAATTCGGGCCAACTGACTCGTCGCTCATAAGGATTTGATTTCCCAGAGCTGTCAGTAGTTGAATGCCATTATTTTCACCTCTGACTTGATTGTTATTTCCAAGTTTCTCTATGTCATTCAAAGTAATTGAATGTCCGGTGGCACTTTTCCAATAACTTCTTCCCATGAATTTATTGGTACATCCAAAATCAAAAGGTTTAGTGCTTCTTTCCCAGTCCATGCTACCCTGTGGTACCTGCACCGAGTCATCCATTACAAAAGTGTGGCCGCTTATTGATAATAACTGGATGCCGCTTTGCGGCAAATCGCAGCTGTTGTTTTGCGGAGTTTGTGGGCCTTTGTATGGCCTGCACTCACTTTGTTGCTTGAAGAAAGGGTTTGCGCCAACTTGACTGCTTCCAGTTTGATTGCCAGCAGGTCCGCCTAAAATTTTCCCATTACATTGTGGATTTTCCAGCTTGTTAGGATTATCATCTAAATTGTCGTAAGCTCTTTCGAGATAAATATTTGGATCGTTATTGATAGTGTCATCGCTAAAAACCGGAGCAATAGTTTGAATTTGGCCGTCAGGACCAATAACAGTCTGAGGCGGCGGGTTAGGAACGCCAATTCTACAACTGGTATCGCCTTGCTTAGAGCCACATACTGGGTGTGCCCACTGTCCGCAATAGTGAAGGTGATCGTCTTTCATAATCATCCAGTTGCCACAACCGGACATTATTTCAAGTCTTTTCCATTTCCTATTACACTTTGCGTCACCATCAACCATTTTCACCATGTGTTTTTGAGGCGTTTTGAAGCCATAAATATTTGGAAAAGTCATGGATTCAAGAAGATATGGGTTCCTATTGATGTCTTCTATTGAGGTAATATCAAAGCCGTTATAGCTTTCTGTGTTCCATGGGGGCAAAAGCTGAGTGCCGTTGTTGGGTCCGCAAAGATATCCTCCCCTCCTTCCTTGGTAAAGCGCCTGATATTCTTGCATGGGGATGCCATAAAAACCCCCCTGTTGTGCTACCCCGCCTATGGGATTGCCATTTAGCCTTGTCCAAGTAGTACCAAGATAAAATGGCGACAGTCTATCGCCTCCTTCAAATACTAATGCCACAGTGCTGCCGGCAGGTGGAATCCAATTAACTCCGCTATCGTCTATTCCCCCGAAAGTAGAAATAGGCATAGCAAATGGCAAAGAAGAAATTATAGTTTGAGGTTTGTGCATGTAAGGGCAAAAAAATCTAATTCTGTTTTGTTTATAAACGTCTAGTGTGTCTACACAATAGCCCAAATACATACCATATGATGGCTCTCCACCCTTAGTGGAAGCCTCGGATTCTATGTCCATTTTTTGTATTTGTTGCTGTACGTTTTGTATTTGTTTTTGCAATTCCCCAGTATCTGCTGCGGCATTTCTAGCCCTTCTTCTCGGCAACATTATTGTGCTCCTCTGTTTGTTCTTCTTCTTTTTGCTGCGGCTGGTACGGCCATAACTTTTATTTTGGTTGTAAAGTCTCCGTTATCACTGATTGAATGAGATACGCCTGTAATTTGATAATCCAAACGACTAAACACATTGTTCACATTTGGATTAGCTAGCCAGTCCATCGGTGCGCTCATGGCATTAATTCCTCTTACTCCCGGCTGTTGAAGTACAGATGGCATTCCAACATTGAAGTAAATAATTCCTATTTTCATGCCAACACATCTTGCGATATTAACGTAATCTGGATTTCCTTGAATTTCTAGTTCTCCTGCAATA